GTAAAGTAGACAGCAGCTTTGCCAGTAAGTTTACTAACAATGTCTTCGTCTACTTCTTGACCTGCATCGGTGAGAGCAGATACAAGACTTTCGCAAGCAGCAGCTTTAGAGACTCTAGAGCCTCCTCCACTACTACCGGCAGCGCCGGTGGCTACCGAAGTTTTCTTAACGTAAACACCAGCTTTGGTAAGAATCATCCGAACGCCGTTAGGGCTTTCTTCGTATTCTTCGGCAATAGCTTTCACTATTTCCATTGAAGTTTCAGGGGTAGGGTCTGAATCTTCGTATGCAGCGACTACAGCCGCTTTTTTGTCGTCATCCCAAGCCACGATATTATCCTCCTATCGCTTAGTTATAAAAATATATTATATGCCAATTTTAACATGAAAGTCAAGAATTATTTTTTACATCCTAGATAAATCAATGTTATATTTTTCCAAGTGAGTCAGCTTTCCTAAATCATAAGCCAAAGAATTTGCATAGAATCCACCACTTCCCACACCTGGAAAGAAAGAGTCGGATGAATCTACTTCTTCAAGAACATAGATACTGTAACATTTAGAGCTATACTTCTTTTCATAGTCTGTACTTGCAAGCCCTGGCTTTGAATCACAATACTCTTTACTATATTCTTTTACTACTTTTACTGCACTATGATACTGTGCGCTCCATGCAATCTCACCTTCCACAAAAGATTCAGCTACGCACTCTTCTGGAAGGTAATCACAACTACGTTTATCTTCTGCAGATACTACTCGTTGTGGTACTCCGATTTTTTCTATGAGACTTGTTACAAATGCTGGGCTTCTGTACAACCCCGCTGCAATAGCTTGAATACTATCTCCACGCAGATAGCGAGTTACTGCTTCCTGTATCTCATGATTCTGTGCTGGTTTGCCACGATTCTGTTGTCTTCGCAGCTTTTGATGTGCTACACGCTCTTTGTGTTCCTCAATAATACTATCAAGTCTTTTAGTATTATACGAGATATTTAGAATAGCACAGGCTTCTTTTTTAGTTATTGGTGAGCCACCGCTCTCTGGGTTCAGCAATTTTATAACTTTCTGTATGTTCGACGCTGTCAGGTTCTCGTAGTCTCTTTTCTTGACGCCTCTCTTCATTTTTAATTTTGTCCTCTAATATAAATAGTAAACAACAAACTGCGTGTGCTTCGTGTGGCATTCCTGTTTCTGGGTCTAACTTCTCTCCTGACATAAGTGCAAGTATATGTCTAAGAGCAGCGCCAGTATACCTACTTTCTAGGTTCTCTAGCTTTTCCCAATTATTCTCTGAATACTTCTCCGCTCCGAACCCTAATACTGAAGCAACTTCTAGTAGTGCTCTAGGCGGCAGTAACTCCGCCCGTGGTTTCTTCGAATCGAACTTCTTTCCACTTGAGGTCTTCAAGCTCACGTCTTAGCTCCCCTATAGTTTTTTCTAACTCTACCATATCTTTCTGTTTTTGCTCTAACTTGCAGTATGCTTCATATAACTGCTTGTTCATCTGTGCAATCATCCATTTATCTTCTAGTGACATTATTCATCCTCACTAAAATTACAATACCAAGGACCTGAGTCAGGTGCTTCGTACCACCATATTTCTTCTGATAAATTAGGGCATCTTACTGGAAGACTATAACCATCTCCTTCCATAATCTCCCCACAATCTCTACACTCCATTACGCTTTCCTCGTTATTCTAGTATCATAGTCTGCAATCTCTTCGTCCCACCACTCTGGTTTTGGTCTGTGCGACCAGACGGCAAAGGTTGCTTTGTCTAAGTGATAATAGTCTCGATAAGCTTGAATTGGATCCTCATCATTTTTTAGAATATCTGGCATAGCTTGGGCAAAGGGAGTCAAGCCTACTGCTTCCATTTGAGTAGGGTCAGGTAGTTTATTTACTACTTCTGCAATAGATTTGTGTTGTTTGCCGTAGCGATAGTAATACTCATCATTCAAAGCATTGCCGTAACAATGCGTCCATTCAAAGTTATCTAAAGATGACCTTGCCCAGATTGTGCAAGGATGATTATACATCATAGGTAAGTACGGAGTCAAGGGTCTTTCCTCCGGCTTAAGATGTTTAATTTCTTTTTTTAAGTCATTAAGTTTATCACTCTCAGGCTTAGTCAGAGCGCGAGGTATAAAACCAAGATGCACATCTACCCAGATAGCTGTACAGAGTATTTGTGCTACTTCTAGTGGCATCTTTACTATGTGTTTGTCCACATGGTACTCTGCGCACTTGTCTATGTTTTTGTCCAGAACAAAAATGTTCACGCTTGTTAATCCTGTTTAAATAGTTTAGTCTAAGTTGTCTTCTTTTTCTTTCACAAACACTCATTACTCAATCTCGTACAACATATTGAGTTTATCCTCATACTCAGCCATATGACCAAGCTCTTGACATAATGTCTCGATAATATCAGGATGTTCTGCAACACCAACACGCTTTTCTAAAAGAATGGAGGCATTTAATTTATGTTTGTCAATCATACCTTTGAGGTACGACTCAGTAGCATTTAAAATTTTTTCTTTCATAGCTTTCTCCTATTTATTTTTGATATTATACGGAAAAATAGATATTTTGTCAAGACTTATTTTCCAGTTCAACAAGTCTCTCCTCTAGATTTTTTATCTTTTCTGCTAGTTTGGGATAATGCTTTGACCACTTTTCTTCCTTCTTTGCTACTTCAATATCATACTTATAAGAAAGGTACTCCATAAAGGCATCTAGTTTCTTTTGAAACCAGATACCCATACGAGTAGTTGAAAACCATTTGCCAAAACTGGAACCGATGGCTCCAGTAATGCAGGCTCTTACAATCAGTATAGCCCAGAATGTCATCGTGGTCTCACTGAAGAATACCCAAACATACGAACTGCTGCATAGCAAGCCCATATCTTCCAGGATGCAATCTTAGGTTCTGTAAGTCTCATGGCGTCAAGAAAAACTTTGTCAGCAGCTTTCTTCATCTTGCGCACATTTATCTCTGCCTGGGTTGCCTCTCTGATAGCTTTATAGAGTAGGTCATGCACTACTGCTGCCCTAGCTACATCAAATGGGGCGATGAAAGCCCAGCCTGCTCTTGGCACGGATGCCAGGTCAGTCTCAAACCCCGCTGCGACTGTGATAACTCCATCATCAGTCAAAGGTACACCAATTATTTGTAGTGCTTTTCTTTCTTCTTCCGTTAGAATATCAGTATCATACTTCAACTCTAAATCTAGTTTCCACTTACGTGGTGGATGGTAGGTGGTACTTAAAAGCCCATTGAACCTGCTCATATATTATGCCCATTCGCTAACCCCTTCTATATTTTCAAGGCGTTTCATGAGTCTTTCAGCACGGTTTGTTACCTGCCGATGCCACAGACTGTCACGCCCTTCTTTAGAGGCTTCTTGCCAGTCTCTACGAGATATGGCGGCATTAAACTTTTTAAACTTAGTAAGACGAGGTCTTCCTAGGTTGAACATCATATTTACGAGTATTTCCTGTACTTCTCCTGGTAGCTCTTCCCAGTTGTCATACAATATTGTACACTCTGAAATAGCTAAATCCAAGTCATCTTCAAAACACAATTTTACTCGCTCTTCACTTACTTTTGTTCCTATCTCCATACCATCTTCTGGGTCAGAGTCTAGAATTAGATGCCCCACTCCAAATGTGGGCAATCCCAAGTGGTCTTCGTATATTTCATACTTGACCCCTTCATCAATTTTTAATGTTTCGTATACATTTTGTCTATTCATTTTCTTTCTCACTATAATAGTTTTCATACGCAAGAATAATTGCTTGCTGTTGCTGAATATAAGCACGAATGGAACTAATATTGAGTCCTAGATTGGAATATCCTTCGTCAGTAAGTGCGAAAAACACTACTGGTCGTCCGTCAAGTTTCTTTACTTGTTCTTCAAAATTTTCTGGTGTAATTAGTAGCCATGTTACTGGTAGGCTACGAAGTTCATCTGCTTTTGGCAGAGTAAGTGTAGGTTTTTCTACTGGTGCACTAATCACCTCTACACGTTGAGGCATAGTCGCACAACTACTGAGTAGGGTACAGCCAAGGACACTCGCTATTAAAACTTTGTGCACTTTTTGCCTCCTTTTCACTGTCTGTAAGCTCTGCACCACTTAGAAGTTCAAAACACCGAAGTGCCTTTTTTGATGCAGTATTTACTATTCTTTGTACTGAGTCTGGTCTTGCAGAGCCAAGTACTGCGATATCATGCTCTGCGAGTTTGTTTGCGAGAACATTGTTTTGATTGCGAATGACTCGAAATTCATCATTCACACGAGTTAATTCTTCACTGGCTCTTGCATAATCTGCTTGTATGCTTTCCAGTGCTTGTGTTTGAGTTTGTATTGCAACTTCTAACTTTGCATTGTTTTCTGTCAGAACAGCAATACGGGCTTGACTGTCGTTGTAGTACCAGTATCCGCCAGCTCCCATGAGAGCGATAACTATTAGTAAATATTGCATAAAATTTTATAAAAGGGGGTCGAGTTGCCCCGACCCCGCTACCACTTAAATCATGTACATAATGAAAAAAGGGATGATTACGACTGCTGCACTCTGACCGACTGCACACAGAGTTTCTTTCACTTCAATGCTCATTTTTGACTTCTCCTAAGAAATAGATATAGTTACGGGACGCTCTTCCTCTGGAAGTTCTTCCTCCAGATTAATGCAAAGTAGACCCCTGTCCATATACGCTTTTGATAGTTTAATAAATTCACCTACTTTAAAATTGCGTGTAAAACATTTACCACTCAATCCTTTATAGATGTACGTTTCGTCAGGATTTTCTACTTGCTTTCGCGTTCCTTTTACGCTAAGTACACTTTTGTGTAGTGAGATTTCAATATCCGATTTATCCCATCCTGGAATTGCAAGTTCTACTCTGTAGCCCTCACCAACTTTTACTACGTTATATCTCGGATAACCTCCATCTACTGTACTTGCGAAGAAGTCATTCTCTAAGCGGTCAAACCCTAGAAAAAATTTCGGCAGGTCTGCCATTGACAATCTTTGATTTGTCATTGTATATCTCCTATTTTTCTGCATCCACAACGGTATGCATCATGAAGTCCTTTCGGCACTTCGTTAATATTACAAACGTGCCAAAACCTCCACGAATGAAGGCTTTGGCTGAGCAGTTGGGTAACAAGGTTCGCTCTGACCCCGCTTTAGCTTATGCAGCTAAAGAAAATACCTCATCATTGGCATTTATAAGTTTTGTTGCGTTTACAGTAGCTTCCGCACTGATTCTCCGTAAGTCTATTCTCTCGATAGTCGAATCCTAA